GGCAGTTTTTAACCTAAAAGAAAATCATTTTTATAATTTAGAAGTGCAAGACGTGAACGAAAAGGTAATTTACTTAGATAAAATCTTTTGTAAAAGTCAAAATCCTAGTTCATATCCAACTGCAAACCCTACAAATACAATAATTTATGAGCAATAATAACCACGTTATAGAATTAAAAGCATATAACCCGCCAAAAGCGGTCGAAAGTCGCCAGGATAATTGGATAAAATTCGGCGAAAAAAACGACTATTATGATTTTTTAATAGAGCGTTACAATAATTCTACAACAAATAACCAGGTTATAAATAATATTGTAAAATTAATTTACGGTAAAGGTTTAATTTCTAAAGATTCAGCGCAAAAACCTCAGGAATATGCGCAATTAAAAACGCTTTTTACAAAAGATAACGTAAAAAAAGCGATTACCGATATGTATTTATTGGGCCAGTGTGCTTTTCAAATTATATATTCTAAAAATAAAAAGCAAATAGTCGAAGTTCAGCATATACCTGTTAATCTTTTAAGGCCCGAAAAATGCAATGCCGAGGGGATTATTGAAAATTATTACTATTCAGATAATTGGAAAAATTTGAGAGAATATCCAGCAAGACCTATACCGGCTTTTGGTTATGGCGATCGAACTTTAGAGATTTTTATGATTGGAAATTATACAATAGGGCAAAAGTACTTAAGTAGCGTTTCATATATCGGCGGACTTCCATACGCAAAGCTCGAAGAGGATATATCGGAGTACTTAATTTCATTAGTTGAGACAGGATTCACGCCGCTAAAAATTTTAAATTTCAATAATGGCGTACCGGACGCGGACACTCAAAGACGAGTTAACGAAAGCGTTATCGATCAAACCACAGGAGCAAGCGGTAAAAAATTAATTGTTTCTTTTAACTCAGACGAAACTAAAAAGACCACTATTGATTCAGTTAGTTTAGATAATGCGAGCGCTCAATATGAATATTTGAGCAACGAGGCACGCGCTAAAATTATGCTATCTCACGGGGTTACTTCTGGGCTTTTATTTGGTATTCCAACGGCAAACGGTTTTAGCTCAAACGCGGACGAATTAAAGACGGCTTTTATGCTTTTTAACAATAACGTAATTATTCCAAATCAGGAGCAATTTTGCGACGGTATAGATAAGATTTTAGCTTATAACGGTATTGTTTTAGATTTATCTTTTGAGACGTTAAACCCTTTAATAGACTTACTCGCGGTTAAAGAAGTAACAGAATTAAAATCAATCGAAGTTGAAGCAACGGATTTTAGCAGCGATTTAGATTTAAACGAATGGGAGCTTTGCGATAGTTCGGTAGTGGATTATGATAAGGAGGAGGAATATGACGAATTAATTAAAAAAGCAAATAACCCTAGTTTATTTAAACATATTCAGCATTTTGCTAGCACCGGAACAGCATATCCTAGACGTAATTCAGAACAGGATACAAAATTATTTAAGACGCGTTACAGATACAGCGGTAACGGAATAGGAGAGCGCGAATTTTGTAAAAAAATGCTCAAAGCAAATAAGCTGTATAGAAAAGAGGATATTTTATCAATGGGCGATTTACCCGTAAATAAAGGTTTTGGCTTAAATGGTGCTGATACTTATTCTATATGGTTATGGAAAGGCGGTGGCCTACTTTCGGACGCTTATCCAAATGGAACCTGTAAGCACTTTTGGGTACGTGAAACATACCGCAGAAAAGGAACAGATATTTTAAGTCCTTTGGCGCAAAAAGTTACGCCAGCTCAAGCTAGAAAAGAGGGAGAAATATTACCTACTAACGATCCGCGAGTTTACAAAGCTCCGCACGATATGAAATAATAAATTATGGCAAAAGCACTATTTATAACGGACAAAGAATTAAAACAAATGACGGTTTTAAACGGGAATTTAGATCCTGACAAAACAAAGCAATTTGTTATTATCGCTCAAGATACCCACATATATACATATTTGGGCAGTAATTTATTTGACAAAATTAATAACGATATTGTAGCGGGTACTTTATCCGGTAATTATTTGAGCTTATTGAATAATTACATTAAGCCTATGGTTATTCATTGGGCTATGGTTGAGATTTTACCATTCAGCGCGTACACAATCGCAAATAAAGGAGTTTTTAAACATAGCAGCGAAAACAGCGTATCGGTTGAAAAATCCGAAATTGATTATTTAGTAGAAAAGGAGCGACAAATTGCACAAAATTACACTCAAAAATTTATAGATTATATGACGGTTAATTTTACTTTGTTCCCGGAGTATTATTTAGCAAATACAGGAGATACTATTCCGTTTATGAGTGCTAATTTTGCGGGTTGGTATTTACCGCAAAATACAGGATTAGAGCGAAACGACACGGGCGATTTTAGATATAATAAATAAGCGATATGAACTTTGAACACATAAAAGGCGATACTTTTGAAGCGGTAAATTTTCAAATTAATTTTAATTCAAGCCCTTTAAATTTAACAGGGGCCACGATTAGAATGCAACTTAGAAAAGAATATCAGGGGTTAATTTATTTTAACGTGGCTTTAACGATAGTAAACGGATCCGCCGGGACTTTTAGAATTAATAAGCAAATTATTAATATTGAGGCGTGGGATTATCTTTATGATATAGAAATTGCTTTGTCAGACGGTACAGTAAAAACGTGGGTAAGTGGTATTTTTTCAATCTCTAATAACGTAACGGAATAATGGCGGATATAGTAGATATAAATATAGGTCAAACAGTTCAAACGGTTGATATAATAGTACAACCAAATTTAGTAACTGTAAATATTAACCAGGTTACCGGAGGCGGTGGCGGAGGTAATACAAATTTAGGATATACGCCAAGCCCGACAAATGGAATAGTAACAAGCGATACAGGAACTGACGCTACTATACCTTTGGCAGACGCTACAAATGCGGGTTTATTAACACCCGCTGAAAAGTCTAAAATAGCAAATTCAGTACCTTACACCGGGGCAAATGCCAATGTTGATCTAGGAGAGTTTGAATTAAAATCAGGTCAAGTAACGTTAGATATAACACCAACAGGAACAGCAGCAGTAGCCACAACAAAATGGAATGATAGTTTAGGAATCTCAGAAACAACTTTAAAAGGCGGTAGCGTTATATTGAAAAATGGAGTTGATTTAGTTGCTCGTATTGTAAACAAGGTAACTCCAACAACGACTCTAACAAAAGCAAATTATCAAGCTGTAAGAGTTAGCGGGGCAACAGGTCAAAGGCTTTCTGTGGAATTAGCAAGAGCAAATTCTGATTTAAATAGTGCAGATACAATAGGATTAGTAACTGAAACTATTGCAACAAATCAAGAGGGATTTATTTTAACAGTTGGTCAACTTGAGGGAGTAAACACATCAGGAAGTTTACAATCTGAAACTTGGGCAGATGGTGATGTGTTGTATTTAAGTCCTACAACTTCGGGTAAATTAACAAACATAAAACCAAATGGTTCAAATGGCCATATAATTGTAATAGGTTATGTTGAGTATGCTCACGCAATAAATGGTAAGATTTACGTTAAAATAATGAACGGTTGGGAATTAGATGAGCTTCATAATGTTTATATAAACAATCCAACAAATAATGAAGTTTTAGTTTATGAAACGTCTACTGATTTATGGAAGAACAAATCACTTGCAACAATATTAGGCTATACACCTGCTAATGATTTAAATGTAGTTCATAAAACAGGAGATGAAACAATTAACGGTATAAAAACTTTTGGTTCAAATCCTAAAATACCTATTAATTATGGTAATAGTGGAGTTGGTTCATTAATTATTGATAATGGATTAGGAGAACTTGGCGTAGCATCTAATTATATATATCCTAATTTAACTGAATTGAGTTATTTAAGGGGTATTACAAGTTCTGTTCAAACTCAAATAAATTCTAAACAAGCTACACTTACAAGTTCAATCTTTGGTAGTTTTGTAAATGCTTTGAACTTTAAAAGTTTTTTAGTAGATAATGATTCAGTATCAATTAACGATAGTGCAGACTCAAATAATGCTAAAAAAATAACTTGGTCTTTAGTATGGACAACTTATCTTAAAAATAAAGCAGATGCTTTATATGCTACTATTAGTAATTTAGATTTAAAACAAGATAAATCTTTATCTGCTTATACTTTGATTGCTAATAACACGAATGCAACAGCAAATGGTGGTAATCAAGCATTTAAAAGTTTAGCACAACAATCATATACAGGAACAATAGTAGTAACTGCAACTACAAGCCCAAGTGGTGCAACAAATCATAGTTATTCTTTTAATCAAGTAGGTAAATTAGTTACCTTACGAATAAATTTAGATTGGGCAACAACTGGAAATACTGTTTCTGCAATAGCTTGTGAGTTACCTTCTGATTGTCCTACTCCTGAATTACCAACAGCAGTTAGTGCAACAGGAGATGTTATAGTTTATGGTACAGGTACGCTATCAGCAAACAGAGCTATTGTCGGTGCTATGGGAATTATGGCATTAAGAATTAAATCAAGTGGTGTTTATGAAGTAGTAGTTACAAGAACAGGTGCATCATTTAATAAAGCATATTATTCAATCCAATACTTCACAGCATAATGAAACACATAAGACAAATTAACACAGTAGGTACAGATAGTTATACAGTAGTAATAGCGGAAGAACCATTAGAGGAACATCCATCAATAGTTGAACACCCTGATTTATTTGAAATTTCAGAGGACGAAATTCCAGAACAACACCAATATTTAAACTATGAAGTATCTTAACTATATTTTTAGTAGCTTAGTTGTGCTATTTGTGCCGATACAGGGAATATTAATTTCGGTAGGAATTGCAATAATTTTAGACACGTTTACAGGCGTCTTTAAGGCCGTAAAATTAAACGGATGGCAAAGTATTAAAAGCCGAACTTTGTCGCAAATCGTATCGAAATTATTGCTTTACGAAGTATGCATTTTGTTATTATTTGTAATTGACAAATTCATATTAAACGAATTTATTATAAAATGGCTAGGAATTAATTATATGTTTACGAAAATTTGCGCAATACTTCTTATTTTTGTTGAGTTAGTCAGCATAAAAGAAAACATCGAGGCTAGTTATAATATTAGTATATGGAATCTTTTAAAAAATCTATTTTTGCGGGCCAAAGAAATTAAAGAAAATATAGATCAAATCAAATGAGAATAATCAAATACATCGTAATTCATTGCACAGCTACGCAACCAAACACAAAAAAGGAAGCTATTTTAAATTATTGGAAAAATACGCTTAAATGGAAGTCGGTAGGTTATCACAGATTGATTGACGCTAACGGTATTATTCACGAGCTTGCAAATTACGATCAAATCACAAACGGCGTAAAAGGTTATAATTCGGAGTCAATCCATTTCAGCTATATTGGTGGGATTGATGAGGCCGGACGGCCAAAAGACACTAGAACAATAAAACAAAAAGAGAGTTTATTGTATTTAGTTGAAAAGGCGAAAAAAAAATATCCTGAGGCTATCGTTTTAGGCCACAAAGATTTTAAAGGAGTAGTAAAAGCGTGTCCGAGTTTTGACGCGAAAAGCGAGTACAAATGAAAAATCTAATTTTGTTTTTATTAATTTTATTTTGTTCCTGTTCTACTCGAAAAGTAGCAATAGACAAAGTTAAAAAAGATTCTATATCAGAAACAGTTGTTAAAACTGCAACAGTTGAAGATATTAAAATAGAAACTAAAAACGATATTATAATTGATGAATTTACTATAACTCCACTTGATACTTGCAAGGATATTGTAGTAAACGGAATTACCTATAAAAACGCTATTTTAAGCTACAAAAAGACAAAAGATAATACTATACAAGTTCAAGACAAAAAAACGTCTAAAATCGAACAAAAAAAACAAACTACAAAG